AACCAAGTCCTTGTATGTGCCAATACTGAAGTCCTGCTCAACGGGGCAATCACCTTGCGAAGCGAGCATATCGAGAAGATCAAACACGTTTACGTTTCCGTCGTTGTTGACGTCGTAGTCGCAGACACCCTGACACCCGTAATTAGACAGCATAATGAGAACGTCTCCATTGCCTATGGTTCCGCTTCCATCGAAGTCCAAGGGGCATGAGGGGAGGGTGTTGCAAAACGATGTCTCCCATACGTCGAAGGAAGCCCCAAAGCCCGTTGTAAAAACCGTGTCGTTACCTACCGTGGCTGTGATACCTTCTCCTCCAAAGTCACACACCCCATCGTTTCCGAAGTCAAATGAGCAGAACCCATCTCCGTTAGAGTCCTCGATAACTACGTCGTAGCATTCGTCGTAGATGCACGCCTCATATACGTAACTGGCCTGCCCGAGCGGGTAGTTTCCGTCACCAATGAGAATCTCACCAGCGCTATCGTAGATTACCCAGTCCGTTTCGTTAGCCCAAGTATCAGTTGATACTACCAAGCTCATCAAGCTACCTGATGTGGTCTCGATAGGCCAATATCCGTAATCATTTTCGAGGTAATCGTTTTGTTCTCCGACTACTTGAACCTCGAACATCTGAGCCCCATCAACATATACATCTTCGAATAGCACATGCTGACCGACGTTGGGGATAAGGTCGAATACCTCGGCGTTGTACTGGATGCCGTTGCAGTAAAGCTGCACATCAACCATATCAATCATGTCACTCCCAAAGTTCTTGACCTGAATCCAGATGTCTTGGTTAGGGGTACACCACTGCTGTTGGTATGTAGCTAGCGTCGGGGCTGCGTCGTACTGCATGGGTGGGATGCAGTTCATGTTGTCTACAAGACCCGTGCGTACAGTCTGGAGGCACTCGTGCATACGCTCTGCCTGACCTACGGTAAAGCTCTCCCTACACGTCTCCTGTGTGTAGTCCATGAAGTTCTCAACGAGCGCATCAGGACACGTAGGTAAGCTACATGATGTGTTTGACAGAGTAGGTGGAGTGTCACACACTTGGTCTCCCTGCGTTTCGCAGTTCGTCTCCTCGCAGTCGTCGCTGTTAGAGAACGTGTGCCAAAGCGAAAGGTGGTGCCCCATCTCGTGGACGCCTGTAAAACCAAGATCTCTTCCCGGCTTAAGTGTACCTACATTACCCGTTACGTTGTACAAACATACCACCCCATCACGACAGTCTCCTGTTGGGCCGAGGTAGGCGAAGCCTTGGATGCCCCAGCCACCGTTGTTGCCGTTGATTTCGCTTACAACGTAGTAGTTAATATACTCGTCAGGATTCCAACAGCCCACGGCAGCCTTGAGGTCCTCTTGGTCCATTGCGTCAGGGTCGTTACCATTAGAAATACCTTCGTACAAGTAGTCCTCCCAGATGCTTCCATCAAAGCGAGTAATGCCGTCGGTTGGATTGCCCAAAGGGTCTCGTGCAGCCATGCAGAATTGAATCTTGCTGTCAGCGAACTCCTCGTTGAGCACGTTAAGTTGAGAGTATACCTGTGCGTCAGAGATGTTGTTCTCTTCGCCAGACCCAGTGTGTACGATGTGGAACACGACTGGTAGTACCACTGTATCAACCTCAGCAAGGTTGACATCAGTTCGACTCATGCCCATAACTTTCACGTTATCAGGCAACAATAAAGAGCACTCTTGGCCATAAAACACGGAGAATGCTCCCAGCAGGAGGGTAGTGATAAAGGTTCTCATTCACCACCAAAGATACGAATAAAAAAAGGGGGCGACTTATGTAGCCACCCCCTCTCCAGATTGCGAAGTTCCACAGACAACTAACCCGTGTAACGACGTAAAGATAATCAATCGCTCTGAAATTTAATTGACTTATAGTACTGCTCATCCAAGTCTTTTATGGGGCGGATAAACTCCCTATTGCAGTATCGATTGATTTCTTTTGCTTGTGATTTTGTATTGGTGATGCAGTTGTTTGCAGCCTGATAAGCTGCGTTTTTTTGCATCAGCTCGTCGATCTTAGCCCTTGTTTCGGGGCATGTTTCGTACTTTCCCATTAGAAGTGAATGATGTCCTTGATTTCCATTTTAAAAGCATCGGCTGTCTCTGGCTTACCATACTCATCTGGCTGGCCCTGCTTTACCTCTTTGGCCTTAGAAAGATACTCGTCTTTGTCCATCCAGCCAAGTATCCACCCCTCGTATCCAGATCCAACTTTGTTTACCTGAGCAAACACATAGGTGTCTACTCTCTGATGCAGGGATGCGGTTGTAACGTGTACTGAGTAATGAGATCTAGGCTCATATGCTTTTCCCTTTTTGCTCACACCCCTCTCCTTTGTTTTTACATCTATGGTGTACTGGTTGGGAGTGCCCTTAAATCTAATCATGTCGTAGTCGTAGTTGTTTTCCTCAACCACGTCGCTTAAAAACTCAAGGGTCATTTCTTCACCGAGGTATCCAACCACGTTTCCTTCTCCGTGTCTGATGCTGTTGTTGATGTCACCGTGCCACTTGGATTTCTCCTCGGCTCGTTTAATCATGTCACTTGTGACCTCTACCTTGTATACCCTCATATTCTGCAACGATTGATTTGATGATGTCTAGCTCTTCATAAATTTCTTTCCGACTAGAGGAAACGATATCAATAACTGATTCCAAATCAGTCAGTGGTTTGCCGTCCTCGTCGTGAAGAGCTTCATACAAATCATCCATCACTTGATGCACGCGGTCACATGCTATCAGGTAGTACGAACTGAGTCTAAATGTCTCCATTCTTAATCGATTCTAGTATCTCTTGAATCGCATGATCCACTTGAGCACTATTCTTGGCGAGAAAGATAATTGTTTTAGAGTCAGTTCCTACAAGATGTCGCATAAAAAGTTTCCATCTCATGGGGAAATCATGATGGGAAGGGAGATAACCTTTGGTCTCAATAATCCAATCATGGTCTCTTCCGACAAAGTCGGGCTTGTATGTGATAGGGAGAACGACGGACCCAGTTCGGTCCGCCATCTCCTTACCCTTGGAAGTCATCTTGAAATACTTATTCGGGAATCTAAACTTTTCCATGAGCTCAAACGAGTGTTCCTCATAGTCAAAAGCTAGCCCGTATTCTTTCAGTTGGTCTGCACAATACTTCTCTAAAGAACTAGCGTACCTTCCTAAATGTTTTTTTTTGGATGTACGTCTCTTTGGAGTCTTTGTTCTTCTCTTCATATAGGCGAAGTTACCAATAGAAATTTGAGAAGTCAAGATTTTTGAGAAAGAAAATCTATTGCGATAGGCATTTGAGATTTCTCAACAAAGTTAACTGACTGAAACAAAGCGCGTTGACCAATGCGTGTAGTAAAGCCTGTGTGAGAGAGATTCATGACGAGGCAGTACGGGTCTTCGAGCGGGGTGGGTGATCCACCTGTCTCTGTCTCTCGCACCTTTCTAACGTGTATCTCACTCATTTTCCGTATGTCAGGGTCCATTGATTGAACCTTTCGGTGAATAGTAATGAAGCAATCCGCTCTGTTTACGAACTTTCCGCCGCCCTCTGTGTCTTCGGCGTACGGAGCAGTAGGCAATCCATCCGGTCCCTTGCGTCGTTGAGCCTCCGTAGCTGAGTGGCAGTTAAGCCAAACGGCAATGTCGTTAGCCTTACTGAACGTAAGGAACTCTGATGCGGCCTCGTAGTGGTAGTCGTGAGTGCTGATGTTGCTGCCCTTCATGTCGAGCTTCAAGCTGTTGTAAGGGTCCACAAAGATGGCGTCGATAGGTTGCTGCCGCATTACCTTCTCCATAAACACAATGATATCGGCATAAGTGTACACTTGGTCGTTGCTAATCACGGTGAAGTGATCCTGTACCCACTTGTACGCAGCCTTCCTTTCCACATACGTCATATCGGCTACCTTTTTGTCCATGGCAAACTGCATCAAAGTCATCTTAAGGGAAGCCGTCCTGTTCTCTGAGGAATACAGCACCCACTTCCAGTCGTGCCTGATGGCTGAGTTGGCTATGAGATATAGAGCCGTGGTTGTCTTGCCTACATTGGAGTGACCATTGATGATAGTGAATTCTTTTTTGTACCTAAAGAAGTCGTCTAGCTTTGGGTCTCCAGTGTCCAATCCCAACTGAATCTTGCCTTGGGAGTAGTCGTCA